GTGCTTAAACCTTGATTGATTCTACTGATAGAAGCTTTATAAGAGTCAGCACTTAGTAGTTCTTTAGCAATACTATTTAATTCTTTATCATCTAAGTCCCAACGTCTTAGCTGTGCTGGTGTAGTAACCGAACCTATTGAACCATCTTCAGCACCCCACTCCTTGTTAACTCTTTTGTTAAGTTGGATAGTTTCATCCATTGATGTTTTGGATGTTGGAGAACCTTGCCATGGATCAGCTATAGGTTTGTTCTTATAACCACCGAAGTCAGGGCTTTTGAGTTGCTCTTTACCCATCTCAACGGTTTGGTCTACTATACTTTGATTCCTTGCTTTAACTTTGTTAATTACTTTACTAGATCCTTTACCTAATATACGGAAGATACCATCGGCTATAGCACCGATTCCCATACCTTCTACTATATTCTTCAGTTTATAAATGATGGGATGGTCATCATCATTGGTACTAATAGGGGTATCTATGAATCCGTAACGATCACGTAAAGTAGCTAGTGCATTATCTTTATCTGATTGTTCTGATATTAAATCAGACACAGCACCGACGGCTGCAGCTCTCACCCAACCATTTGATAAAGCTCTTAATCCCCATGCTCCTATGCCTACAGCACCAGCAGCAGGGACTGATATACCAGCGGAAGCTGCGGCAGCAGTAACACCACCAGCTATCACACCGAAGTGTATACTATCTTTAATTAAACCTCCCCACCATGTTTTAGTTTCAATGGGGTTATCATAGTCAACAAAGGGATTCCAGTCAGGTCGGTAGTTCTTTACACCTACCTCTGCCATCTCTCCTGATAGTGCATCAACTGTACGTTCAGGGAAAGTAGCTACAGAACCTGCAGCAGATGTTACACCACCTGTTACAGCGGATTGTAGCTCTTTAGCTACAGCACCTATACCCCACTTCTTGGCATTCCTAGGATCTTGTTGTTCAGCAAATGCTTGAGCATCAGCTGACTGTTCTTCTTTTGCAGCTATAGCCTCAGCTTCTCTGCGTTGTTTAGTTTCATCGATTGTTTGTCCGACTTCTGCAGCATCAGCTGCAAGTGCCTCAGTATCGACTTTAGTTGTATCTATGCCAATTGGATATTCGGGCATTGTTTTACCATAGTAAATTATTGAGTTATTGCTACATTATAACCTTAGTTTTTTAATGCAGGCAGTATGTTCTCGTTTTTGTTAAATAGTGGTATATCTTTATTTTTATTACTATCTTCTGAGAAATCAATAGGAGCTAAATCAATTAAATCAGTATAGAAACCTCCTTTATAATTTCTATTTACATGTGCTCTAGGTAAAGCTGCTGCTAATTGTTCTTGAATTTTTTTACTAAAAATTTGTTCCTTATATATACCTGTAGATTGAGCTGCTTCCAACAATTCGGTAGGGGTAAATGCAAAAGCACCAGGAGATTGGTGACCTGATTCAAGTAATTCTACAACTTCTTCAATAGTATGTTCTGTTAACGGTTTCTCAAGATGAGCATCGCCACCAGTTGGACTTAGTATATGATCATAGTCATCAAATCTTTTAGAGTTATCAATATACCAATTTAAGTTTTCATTATTCACTATAACTCTATTGGTTTTACCTTGACTAGGTTTCTTTCGAAGTAAGAATCTATCTGATAATGATAGTTGACTCTCTATATCTTGATCTACTTTAGCTTCTTCAAACTTAGGAGGTGTTTCCCCATCAGCTTTTGCTGCTAAAGCAACTTGTATTTGAGCTACTTTAAATGGTGAGGCTCCTGTATAACTAGATAGCTGTCTATAGATAGTAGGTAAACTTCCTTCTGCCCCATTAGTTTCTACATATTTTCTGGCTTGTTGTACATCATCTTTAGTACCAGGTAGTACAGCAGTATTTATTATATTATTATCTTTATTGAAAGCAGCTAATGCTTTGTGTGTATTTCTTTGAGTAGGTTCGTGTAAAGGTACGTCTATATACTCATTGAAATCTCCTGCATTAATTCCAGCTAATGTATCTTTCCAAGCTTCTGATAATGCAGCAGCCCTACCTTCAGGAGAACTATCAGTTTTAACATGTTTGGCAAACTGTGCATTAAAGTATGCTGTTGCACCTTCTACATTCGCTATCCATCTAGGGGATTTACCATCAATTGCTTGCTCTTTAGTTATTTGATTAACTCTTCCTTTAATACGAGTGTCTCTTGTATTTTGACCATCTTGATCCAAACTAAAGACAGAAGCTGCTGTCACTCTAGGTAACCATGTTTGTAAGATATTGTTATCTGTTATACCTTTTAAATCTGTTCTATATATTGGGTCACCTCTCTTAACAGTGTTTTCTAATCTCTGTACAATTGAATCATCAGCTTCATCTTGTAATGTATAATATTTAGTTATCGAATCAGGTACCTTAGCTACACCTGGAAACTCTTTTCTGAAAGCTTCTCCTGCCTCATCAAGCATATCTTCTGTAACAGGTTCTCCACTAGCTTCCCATTCTTCAACTTTGCTCTCAGCCCAACTATTCTGTTCATTAGTTTTCATCTGTTCTCTAGTTTCAAACTCTTCTCTTTCTCTATCTGTTACTGATTTAACAAGTCGATCGTAATCTTTTTCCCAGTACTTACTGAGTTTATGTTTCCCTCCATCATGACCAGTGACTGTATGATCACCAATTGCAGATAAATCTGAACTTGTTATTTGTTCACTATCGATAAGTAGATCGAAAGTTTTTTTCTTTGCTACTTTCCATCCATCTTTAGTACCACTATATACACCTACATATTTTTTTATGTGGTCTTCAATACCAGCACCACCTCTAGCTTTCACATCATGATTGAGTTCAAAGGTACGTTCGTTCTGTGCATTAACTTTAGTAGCAGTATCATATGCTTTGACCCATTGAGCATCTCTAGCTTCTTCTACCTTCTTCATTCCTGGATGAAGATACTTACGACGTTCGTATAAACTAGTAGGATTATCATCAGTACCTGCAGCTTGTTTTAACCAAACGCTACGGATAGCTTCTTTTAAATACTTACGTTCTGCTGGGTTAGTAGCATCAGCAAGTGTCATAAAGTTACCACTACCTTTCGGGTATTCAGTTTGTAATTCAGATTCTGCCCTGGAGAAAAAAGCACCATAGTCTTCTTCCATGCCAATCAGCATCTTCTTATTATTCTTACGAGGTCTATCACCACTCCATAGAAAGTCACGTGCAAAAGGATCGTCTTCTTGAGCTCCTGCTGTTTGTTCGGCTGATGTTTGCTTATCGGCTTCAGCTAATTTAGCGTCGTATTCTTTACCTTTGTACTTTGTATTGAATTCTTCATCAGTCAGATCAAATGTCTTAGAGTCTTCTATTGCTTCATTAATAGCACGTTGGTTTTGTACAAACTGACCAGCTTTACCTAGTAAAGGTGCGATAGACTGTAGATCTTTAGCAGCTTGAGAATTGTATGCATGTTCAGCTGCTATTAATTGACCAAAGAATGCTGCAGATTGAGCAGATTCTTGAGCAATCTGTTTGTTGATGCTACTAACGTCGGTGGTATATTGTGTTGGTTGATTAAATAGTGCCATGATTACGCCCTGAAGATGTCAAAGAATAAAGACTTTTTATTTGGATTTGGATTGCCAAATGCACCTAAATTTTGAAGACTTGTTAGCCCACCTACACCCATCTTAGCCATATTGAATGCAGCTGTAGTCCAGTTAGTACTCTTCGTACCTGCAAGACCCATCTGTGCTGGTCGTACTCCTAGTTTATCTCTAGCAGCCATCTTTTGATTCTGTGCATTAACAGCATTCTTATGTAACTGACCATGGAAAGCAGCTCCAAAGGTTTCTTTTAAGCCATGTTCAATGTCTTGTCTTTTAGCAAGAAGTGCCATGTAGCCAGCGTTTCTGCCTTGTCGAGCAGTACGTGATTCATTACCTGTAAGTCCACCTTGTGCTGCCCTAGCTCTAGCAAAGGACTCAAACCCTTGGTATGCAGCGTATTGGTTCTGCATAGCTTTGGATAATACATTGCTATCAGCTATACTTTTATCAGTAGTTGCGCCCCATTTAGCTTGTTTAAATGCTGCACCTTTGTTTTTATATTGTACATTTCTGCCCATAGCTAATGACATTCTTTTAGCATTAGCTGCTCTAACCTTTGCGTTATATGCTGACGTACCAGGGTCAAACATATTTTGTATAAAACTCATTTGTAAAATTTAATAAAGGGTAAGTGATTAGGTCCATGAAAAATTTCCTCTGAAAATTCAAAGCCTAAAAATTTGAGTAGTTTTAAATGTACAGTATTACGTTTATCAATTATATTCCAGAGTTTTTGATGGGAATATTTCTCAACAAACTTCTTAGCTCCTCTTGTGAATGCAAAAGGATAATCATAAATAGCTGTAGTTGTTAACATCCATATAAGTCCATCCTCTTCGACTCCAGCCATACCGGCAGTCCTGCCGTTAGGCATTGTAAAATACACACAGGAGCCTTCCTGAGCTTTGGAAACTATAGATGTGAAAGGATCTACTCCGTGACCTTCTTCGACCTCTCTACGGTCATCTGGACGTAGATCAGAGGCAACCTCAATAGCTGCCTCCAATGTGATTGGTAGGATTTTAACTTTATCCACGTCGATAATACATGGGGGAATAATCACCTTCCCATTGCATTGATCGTAATGTGCAAGGTGAAGGGTGTGTTGATTTAAGTGTAATGTCTACGTTTTTATTTGTATCATAGACAGGTATTGTTTTAATTATCTCATCTATATATGGTGCATCTGATACATTATACTGGTTCGATGATGTGGATTCATATACTTCTGTGTAAGCAGGCTTACCTATTCTAGTAAGAGTTGTTTCGTATAGACCTACCTTACCAAGACTTAGATTGAGTCTATGTAGTACTAAGGAAGCGCTAGTATCAGCAATTGTATTCTGACCTACTTGTTTTGTTGTATATAGTTTAGGTAAATCTACTTGGTAATCATAAAGATAACCTATATATAATGTAGAACTAGACCAATCTCCAGGTACAGTGAATGTAGCGCCAGCACTAGTGACAGTAACTGGTGCGTATCTACCCACACGTGTGGAATTAGAATCTATATCTATAACTACTAGATCTCCGTTAGGTGACGTTACACTAGATTGCCATGTGAACTCACAAGAGCTAGCACCATCAGTGAAGGTAGTCTTAGTAGTTGTAGCATTATATACACCACCTTGAACTGTAGTCCAATTATCTAGATGCATTAAGAAGTTAGTACCTTCTTCATTAATACTAGGATCAGCATCATTTTGAGTTAGGCTGATACTCTGTAAGAAGTTGTCAGTATCTAGGAGATAGTACTTATCATCTTGAACAAAATGATACTTAATTGGATTGTTAAACTTCCATTTAAACCAAGCTGACTGGAGTCTTTGGTCACCAATTGTTACAGTTTTGAATCCATATACTATATCTTCCCCTGTCTTACCAAAGAATACTAATCCATTCTCTCTAGAATTAGTTATAAGATCTATATTTTTAGATAACAAACTAGGTACTACCTTTGTTTGATCCATGATCATAGCTTGTCCTTCTCTAGAAACATTAGCCATCTCATTGAAACGACTGTACTTGTTAGAGTTATCTAAGAATCCAATTGTAGTACCTAACGATATTGGAGGTATAACTTTGTTATAATTATAAGCTGATATAGTTCTTAACTTAGCAGTGTCTGGATTAAATACAGTATCATCAGATGAGAGTAAGTGCTGGCTGTTCGTAGTGAATACAAGTAAGCCTGCATTGATTTCTATACCATCATATAATTTAGATGGTAATGTAGAACTCATTGATATATCTATAGGATCTATACCACTAACAGTGAGTGCAGTATCTGCCCAAAAATTACCAAAGTCACCTGGTTGTGATGTTATAACATTTGTACCAGATAAGAATGTTAACCTATTTCGAAAGAATAAGACTTTATTTATATATCTATTCTCAACAGTGCTATCATAATCTGGATGGTCGCTAGTTATACTTACAAATGTAGGTATAGAATTAGTTTTATCATCACCTACAGTTCTCTCATCCCAGTCATATCTATCTACTGTAAATGTAGTAGCTGCTGTACGTTGTATAGTTACAGGCATTGTACCTGCAGAGAACTTCTTCTTAATACCAGGTGCTGGACACTCTACCCAACTACCAGGTCCATCCTCATCGTTCTGTCCTTTGAATTTTAAGTAGTAATCATCCTCTTCAGACTGTTGGCTATTAGAAATTTTAACAATATAACCATGCTTACACTGATTAGGTAACTTGGATACATCATTAACCTCATTCTGCATAACCCTCATTAGATCAGGGTCTGTTATTTCTACATTAAATGCAGAGCTACTAGATAAGTATATACCATTACCAATAATAGTTCTTGATAAACCAGTACCAGCTAACTCAGTATATATACCACCTAGTATTGTGTCAACACTGACAGCAGTTTGAGCATCCCATGGTGTTGGTTGAGGTCTGATTATACCATTCACGCCACTGTTGATTGTACCTCTAACTTTAGAAGTTTCATGATCAACTACTTTAATTGTATAATTATAAGAAGTATCTGCTTGATCTGCAGTAACAGTAACAGTATCATCGGTAGTCCAACCTTCACCACCATGTAATAAGTCTATACTTTTATTATATGCACACCTAAAACCGTCTGGACCAGGACCGCCACCGTCATCGTCAGCTTGGCTATCACCTACCTGACCTAGTATTGTTAATCTAAATATTAATTGTTTCTTACCGCTTTGAGCAGTATAATCACCGTCACCAAATACTTGTGTACCTACACCAGGACAGTTTCCTGTACCCCAACCTGTAGCTAAGGTGTCAGAGTGTATTTTAACTCTAGTAGCTTTAACTAAGGATGTTTCAGTTGCAGTACCATCATGTATATTTAAACCATATTGTCTACCATTTTCTGTCCTTAGTACCTCTATGTATGCTCCATAAGCGTGTGGTCTAGCAGCAGTTGTAGTTGAATCTATAGTAACTGCTTTAGTTCTATTGTTAATGAATGTTGTATCATTAATAGTGCAGAACTGTATGTCCTCAGTGTTTGTTGCTGAGCTTGGAGTTAGATATGATTTAAGATTTGAAGAAGTAGCACTGTTTGTATTACCATATGCAATGGTCATCTCCTTTGCATCAGAACATCTCCATACTCTTGGAGTACCGTCTGATGCTATCTGACCTATGTAAGATCCTTCTGTCTCATCACGATAGTAATGAAACCAAGATCCATTAGATTGTACATTAGTTAAAGCACCACTAGCTTGGTCAGCACTGATGATCCTTTTACTACCAGGTCTTTTATATAAACCATAGGTAATATCAGGTATAACATTCAAAGCTTCTTTAACTTGTCCTGGGTTCTTTAATTGATCTGGTTGTTCAGATATCCCACCATAATAATTGGGAATAGTTTGTGAAATTCCTGCCATTTAACGCCTCAATGTGGTCCATGGTCTGTATCCTGTATAGACTGAATCCTCTGGTAGACCAAACATTGTATGGTTACCTTGGTTACATTCGTACTCCATACATGCAGCTCTAGTAAGTCCTTCTTGTTGTTGTAGCAGTTGTGCTAATTGTGGATTACCTACAAGCTGAGTGGCAGCTCTTGTAGAAGCTCTGGCAATTATATATCTTTTAAATACTGCGGGTAGATCCTCATAAGAAAAGAGTTTTGTTATGTCAAGGTCTACTGTAGTATGATCACTCCAATCATCAGTATGATCTAACTTATCATATAAGTAACCCTGTCTTCTTACTACATCATACTGTCTGTGTGTCCAACCTTTAGTTACATCTATCTGTAAGATATCTGATCCTATAACAATCTTACCAGTGGTTGCATCTGGTGTATAAGGTACATGTCTTTCTGTATTGAAATGCCATCCTTCACTTTGTACATCTACATTTGAATCTCTTAGTAGATTATAAACGAAAGAAACTTCTGGGTTAGCAGACCCAGCTGAGATACTTGTAATTGGTGACTGACCGATAGCTCCCAGGATTGAGTTTACTGCGGAGAGTTCGGTCTCGGTATCAATTGTCGTGGAAGCCATAAAGTTTTATGAATAAAAAAAAGGGACCCGAAGGTCCCCTTGTGAATAATAATTAGAATG